GCGACCGGGTGATCGCCGATGCCCTGCTGTGGAAGGGGATCGGTCGAAGGCGTGCGGTCATTGATGTGTCGGCCTCCAGGAAGGAGCCTGACGGGTCGATGGCGGCGAGAATGTCGGAACGTCGAAAGAGAAAGCGGAGTGCCCAGCGGTGGTGAATCCCAACAATCAGCGGTCGATGGATGCCCTCGGAAAGGCCATCCTGCATTCCCGCCGCGAACTCCAGGACTTCAGGTCCGCGAGGCTGATGGCCTTGAGGCAGTTCGTCGGGTCCCACTATCACACTCAGTCGAAGGCCGGTGACAAGGTCCCGATCAACCTGATCGAGATGCTGGTGAGCATCTACACCAGGCAGCTTGCCGCGACGTGCCCCCAGGTGAACGTGTTCGCCAGGAACGAGCAGAACAAGCCATCGGCGTTCCGGCTGGAACTGGCGATGAACCACGTTTTGAAGCATGAGATGCCGTTCGAGCGGAATCTGCGGATCACGACGAAGGACGCGATGTTCGGCCTGGGCCTGATGAAGGTCGGCGTGACGAGCCTGGGGTTGCACGAAGCGTACGGGTACATGCACGACAGCGGGATGCCGTTTGCGGACCCAGTGTCGCTGGACGACTGGGTGCATGACATGACCGTGCCCCGGTTCGAGTTGTGCGCGTTCATGGGCGACCGGTATCGGATCCCGATGGAGCAGGCGAAGGAGTGGGCCGACAGGAACAAGGATTCGATCGAGGAGGTCACGAACCGGACCTACAACGAGCATGGCGACATCCGTGCCGAGGCGATGAGCCAGGGTCTGGACGCCGAGAAGGACACTGTCGTTCCGATGACCGAGGTCTGGGACATCTGGCTTCCCCGCGAGAAGCTGGTGGTGACGATCCCGGCTTCGAGCATCTCCCAGGCCGGGTACGCCGGTTCGGCGAAGGTGCTGAAGGTGGTGGAGTACGACGGTCGTGAGGCCGGGCCGTACCACATCCTGAATCTGAACGAGGTCCCGTCGAACACGATGCCGGTTCCCCCGGCGAGCTTGATGATGGATCTGCACGACCTGGCGAACCATGTCTTCCGGAAGCTCGGTCGCCAGGCCGAGCGGCAGAAGTCGATGGCGGTCTACCGGAAGGGGTCGGAGGAGGACGCCGAGACGTTCAAGGACGCCAGCGACGGCGAGGCCTACGGGATGGACGATCCGTCGAGCGTGCAGCCGGTGGACTGGGGCGGGCCGAACCCGACCAACCTGGCGTTCTTCATCCAGATCCGGGAACTGTTCAGCTACCTGGGTGGCAACCTGGACACGCTCGGAGGCTTGAGCCCTCAATCCGAGACCCTGGGCCAGGACGAGATGCTGGCGGCCAACGCGAGCCAGCGTGTCAGCGACATGCAGGACCAGACGGTCTCGTTCACGCGGGATGTGGTCCGCCACATCGGGAGCCTGCTGTGGGACGACCCGGTGTACGACCTTGAGATTCCGTACAAGGTGACCGAGAACTACAGCCTGCCGGTGAAGTTCTCCCCGGACATCCGGACGGGCAAGGTCAGCGACTACGAGATCGACATCGAGCCCTTCTCGATGCAGCACAACACCCCGGCCCGGCGTCTGAAGGCGATGGGCCAGGTGATGCAGCAATACATCATGCCGATGATCCCGGTGATGATGGCGAAGGGCGAGGCCCCGAACATGAAGCGGATCCTGGGCTACGTCTCCAAGTACGCGAATCTGCCTGAACTGAACGAGTTCATCGAGTTCGTGGGTGAGGACACGTTCGTTGACCAGATGTCCGGCAGGGGCGGCGGCGGGGCTCCGGCGGGCGACCGGACGGTGACCAGGGTCAACCGGCCAGGGGCCACGCAGTCCGGGAAGGACGATGTGATGAAGCGGCTGCTGCTCGGGTCCAACGTGCAGGACTCGGAGGCGGCAGCCATCGGGAGGCCGAATAGCTGATGCCTGTATACTGCTACAAGAATGATTCTGGCGACATCTTCGAGATCCAGATGTCTGTATCCGAGATGGAGCGTCGGGAAACCCCATCGGGCATGATCCTGCACGAAGGACAGTGGCTGAAGCGTGACTACCAGACCGAACTCGGCGGGTTCGGTGGGTCTTGCTCTACCTGGCCTGTGATCAGTGAGTCTGCCGGGTGTCACCCGAGCCAGATCAAGGAGATGCAGGAACACGCGAGGAAGAAGGCTGGGGTGGCCTTGAATTTCACCCCGGATGGCCGGGCGATCTTTGAATCGCCGGGACAACGCAAAAAGTATTTGCGTTCGGTCGGCATTCGGGATAACAATGGTGGGTACGGAGATCCGTGATGAGTGGCGAGATTGGGCTGAGCTTCGCAAGAGACGAGGAAGCCCTGAACGTGATTCCTGATGATGCTGTCCTCAGTCGTTTCAGCGACACTCGGGCAGGCTACGACCATGGCTCGCCGGAATTCCCGCGAGCCGAGGAAGATGCCGACACCGAGCGGAACGAGGACGACGCTGCCGCCCTGGAAGATGCCGCGAATTCCCAGGACGACGGCGATGCTCGGGATGACAATGCCACGGATGACCTGATGGCGAAGGCTGCAAGCTTGCTGGACATGACCGTCGAGCAGATTCAGCAGACGCCCGAGAGCGTTCTCAAGCGATTCATCGAGAAGGCCGAAGCCGAGTCCGAGGCCAAGTCTGAAAAGCCCGACAAGAAGTCCGGCAAGAAGGATGAGGACGAGGATGAATTCGAGGAAACGTACGACTCGCTCGAAGAGGATCAGGATCCGGATGATTCTGATTCCGATGACTTCGACATGGACTACATCGACCCCGACACCGCTCGGGCAATCGATAAGGTCACGGAGAAGTTCAACGCCGAGATCAAGCGGCTTCAGTCCAAGCTGCGTGAAGTGGAGACGACGAGTGCCGTTTCCAGCTTCGACAATGAGATGTCGAAGCTGGGTTCGGAATATCACGATCTCTTCGGCGAAGGGACGAGCATCACGCTCGACCCGATGTCGGATCACGCGAAGAATCGGGAAGCTCTCAGGGAAGAAATGGACCGGATCACTCTTGGCTATCACGCCATGAATGAGAAGCCTCCTTCTCGACCAGAGATCTTCAAGAAGGCACTGAGGTCCGCTTTCGGCGATCAGTACGAGGCAATCACCAAGAAGCAGATCAGCACGGCCATCAAGGACCGACGCGGAAGATTCATCTCCCGCCCGGCCCTCTCCGAGGGCGACGACGGCGACCGCGAAGCGAGAGCCATCGCCAATCTCGGGGCACGGATGCGCGAACGCGGTCTGTATTGATACAAGGATACTCTCATGTCCGTTCTTCAAGGCGGAGACATCGCGGATCTTGTCTCCCAAACTCTTCAGGAACTCAACCCGCTTCGGTGGACCGAGATCGCCACCGACCTTCAGGAGCATGTCGCCGCCCGCGAACTGCTTCGGAAGAGCCGCGTGACGTTCCAGTCGGGCTACGGCATCAAGTGGTCGGTGATGACCGATCACTCGAACGCGGCCCGGAACGTCGGACTGTTCTCGACCGACAACGTGAACGTCGGCGATGTGATGACCACGGCTGAGATTCCGTGGCGTCACACCAACTCCCACTACGCCTTCGAGCGTCGTGAGATCAAGATGAACCGCGAGCCCGCTCGAATCGTCGAGCTGCTCAAGATTCGTCGTGCCGACGCCATGATCAGCATGGCCGAGAAGCTGGAGGCCAACTTCTGGTCCCAGCCCACCAGTTCGTCCGACAAGCTTGACCCCTTCGGCGTTGACTACTGGATCGTTCCGGCGGTCAACGGCGAGGATCCGGGCTTCTACGACGGCTCCGGCGTGACTGGCGGCGGCAACCCGTACGGCTTCTCTGCTGGTGCTGGCGGCCTGTCCTCGGCCACCTACAACCGGTGGTCGAACTGGTGTGCCGACTACACCACGATCGACAAGACCGACCTGATTCGGAAGTGGCGTGAGGCCGCGACCAAGACCCGGTTCATGTCCCCGACTGAAATCCCGGCCCTGGGCACGGCGACCGATTTCGGGTACTACACCAACTACAACGTCATCGGTCGGCTGGAAGAGGTCCTGGAGGCCCAGAACGACAACCTGGGCAGCGACATCGCGTCCCAGGACGGTCGCCTGCTGTTCCGGCGTGTGCCGGTCATGTGGGTCCCGTACCTGGACTCGTACACCGGCCCGGCGGGGACGAGTGCCCCGACGACCGCCGATCCCATCTACGGGATCAACTGGGGCGTCTTCAAGCCCTGCTTCCTCGAAGGTGAATACATGGTCGAGGAAGGCCCCGAGAAGGCGGCGAACCAGCACACGACCTACCATGTCCAGGTGGACATGACCTACAACTTCCTGTGCTACAACCGCCGGAAGCTGTTCCGCCTCGACAAGGTTTCCGCCTGATTCTGACCCCGGAGAACTGAAATGGCTCGAATCCAATACAACGGCGGTCCTGAAGGCGGCATTCTTCGTCGCGTCTATTGGGCCGGTTCCGCTCTGACGGCTGGTGACGCCGTCTGCTGCGCGAGCAGCACGGTCGCTGCGGTGACCGACGACCTCAACAGCCCGACTTCCGTCGGAACTTACTGTGTCGATTCCGACACCGCTGGTTCCGGTGCTGAATACTTCGTCGGCGTGGCGACCCAGAATCACTCGGCGAACGCCGGGTGGATCGAGGTCATGGTCCCGGTTCGCGGGGACAGCCTCATCGTCAACCTGGGCGCGGCGACCACGATCACGATCGGGGACGCCATCACGGTGGACGAATCCAACGTGAACAAGTTCGTCGGGTTCACCCCGGCGGGCACTTCTGCGGCCAACATCGAGGAGGCCGACCTCAAGACCCTGGCGGTCGCCCTGACGGTCCACGATGTCGTGGGCACGAACCAGGCGATCGTCCGGTTCATCTGAACCTTCTTTCCGCCTCGGGTGTCCCACCGAGGGGGTTCATGCTCCCCCCCCTGCCTTTTGGATTTTCCAAGAGGCAGGGGGGCTTTCAGTGGTATAGTCGTGCCATGAAGACGCTCACCGCCGTTCTCGCCTGTCTCGCCATCTCCTGCCTCGTTGCGGGGTGCGCGATGTTCCAGAACCCGAACGAGCTTGCCAGCGGGGTCAACCAGGCCGAGCAGGAAGTCCAGGAGACTCGCCTGATCGGCGACCGGATCACCGAGGAGCTTCGGATCCTCCGCGAGGAACTGGAGAACCTCGACACCAACGACCCGGACGCCGATCGGAGTGCCGAACGTCTGGCGGCGTTCATCGCCGAGAAGACCGAGGAATCGGCCAAGTGGCTCCAGCGTCTCAACGAGGCCAATGCGGCGGCCCTGAAGGCCCGCGATGATCTTGCCTCGGCCCAGAACGAGTGGGATGTCGCGGAGGCCCTGGTGGCCTTCGGGGCAGGCCTGTTTCCGCCCCTGGCCGTGGCGACCCCTCTGATCCGGGCAGGACGCCGGAATTTCGAGGGCGTCGTTGCTGCGGTCGCGGCTGGCGGAGGGCCGAAGAACAGTGAGGCGGCACGGGCGGCGATGGCTGCCGTGCCTGGCCTGAAGGATCGCGTGACCCAGGCCCGCGTGCGGATCGGTGACAAGAAGATGGAGGCCGTGCCCTCCAAGAACAACGGTGAAGTGTCATGAGTTCAAGCGTTGAACAGCGGATCAAGGTTCTCAACGGGTCTGCCACCGCGACCGCCAAGGGCGTCTACGGCCAGATCCATTCGTGCTTCTACAAGTACGCCGCCGGTGGCACGGGAACCCTCTCCGTGACCCTGATCGACGAGCATGGGGCGGATCTGCTCAACGGTGCTGGGACAGGCGTTGCGGCTTCTGCCAGCAATCTCCTGTCGGCCAGCGAGATCGGCGGCACGATCGCGTACGGCGATCTGACCATCACGCTCAGCGGAACCCCTGACGAGGACTTCACCGTCGTCCTCTACGTCGTGCCCTGATGGCTGAATCCACTCTTTCCATCACGATCAACACGATCCGAGACGAGGTGGCGAGGTATCTCCAACTCGGGAGATCCTATGCCGCCCTGTCCTCGACCCTGAAGGGCGACATCGACTCGATCGTGGCTCGCGGTCTCAGGAGGTTCTACTACCCCCAGCAGATCGGCGACGGCGTCCCGCCGCATGAGTGGACCTTCCTGAAGCCGGTCACGACGATCGACGTTGGCGACAACATCGAGACGACCCTGGCGACCGCCGTGGGGACCGCGATCACGATCAACGAGGCCAAGTTCTTCAATGGCATCGTCGGGAACGAGATCACCATCGGCAGCACCACGACGACGATCGCGTCCGTCTCCAGCCCCACAACCTGCACGACGACGACCAGCGTTTCGGAGTCCGGCGGGGTGAATGTGACGGTCACGCACAACGGCGTCTTCCGTGGGCTTCCGGACGACTTCGGCGGCATGGCCGGGAAGCTGACATTCGATCCTGAAGACCTGTCCGACCGCCAGGCGGACGACCTGTCCTTCACGCGAGAGAGCATCATCCGGTCGCTCCAGCAGAACAACATCGACGACCGCGACTGGCCCAAGTACGCGGCAGTCAGGGCGATCAAGTACGCGACCCCGACCAGTCCGGCGACCGAGGGCCAGCGGTACGAACTGATGGTCTTCCCGATCCCGGACAAGACCTACACGCTCCGGTACAGGTACAACGTGCTTCCCGACAATCTCGACGGGACCAACAACCTGTACCCGTACGGCGGGATGCAGCATGGCGAAACGATCATCGCGTCCTGCCTGGCCGTCGCCGAGATGATGGCGATGGACTCCAAGAGCCGGGGCTCCGGAATCCAGCAGAACGAGTTCCTGACCAGGCTGACTGCGAGCATCGCCATTGACAGGCGTGGCTCGACGGCTGACAATCTGGGCTACGTTGGGGACGCCAGCGACATGAAGTACGGTCAAGTCGAGCTTTCTCGGCACGGAAAGACCAGAATTCTCTACAACGGCGTCCAGTATTGATCCGAGGTCTCTCCAATAGGAGTGTTGGAAAATGAACGTCGATGCGATCCTGAGACTGGCTCAGTCTCCCCACAACTACGAGGCGGACGGCAACAAGCTCGTCAACATCGTCAATCCTCTTGACGCCGTGTCGGCGGTCGTCACGATCGGCAGCGGTGCGCCTGGCGCAGACACCGACGGCCTGATCTACATCCGCACCGCCGGGACCAACGAGGACACCCGGCTCTACCTTCGCGGCGACCCGGCTGCGAACGACTGGAACCCGGTTCTCGGCGGCGTCTGATCCCTGACATTGGAGCGACGGCATGGCTATTGACCTGGTTCGTCCTGGGACTCTCCCGGACGAGGTCATCGAGTCTACGTCCGCATCCGGTTGGGCCACCATCGGGCGAATCGGAAGCGGGTCTGTCGATGACCTTGTGATCAAGGCTCAGCAGGCCCGTTTCCGGTTTGCTCTCAGAAGCGTGGAGACGACCGGCGACGGCGACAAGACCCCGGTCTTCGAGGTCGCGCAGCTTCTCTACTGCGACTTCTCGATCTCCGGGTACATGGTGGCATCTGCCGCCCTGGGCTTGCAGGCCATGCGGCTTCAAGTCCTTCGTGACAACGCCACCGGCAACGAGGCGCAGTTCCGGATGACGTTCAACCTGGATGGCCGACACGCGATCACGGGCAACAGCAGCAACAGCGAGATCCCTGTCATGATCGAGGCCCTCGATTTTCAGTGGTCGGCCAACGCCCCTGTCGTCCCGGTGATGATCGTCGGCAAGGTCTCCAACGACGACATCGCCAACGGCGGCGTCGAGGTCAGGCAGCCGTCGTGAACAAGCAGACCCCGGACGAGCAGAAAAGGCTTCTCGAAAAGCACGTTGCGTCTTCGACGGACCAGAAGCCTCTGCCGACCGAGGGCGATGACAAGAAGCCCAAGATCAGCTTCGAGGACCAGATGAAGCTGATGGACGCCCGCAGGGTCGAGGCAGGCGTTTCGCCGATCCAATCCGGCGACGAAGGCGGCATGGAAGCGGTCACGGACACTCTGGAACGCCTGATCGCATTGATCGAGGAACTGCCGGACGCTCTTGCCAATCGCTTTGGGGTTGACTGATGGCGAACATCAGCCTCAAGAAGGACCTGTACGAAGGGACCGAACTGACGGCGGACTATCAGTCCGCTTACGGAACGTCGGCCATCCGCCGTGTCTGGTGCAGGGGCCTTGACGAGACCACGACGGCGACCGATGTCATCACGGCCTTCGAGGCCGAGCAGGGGCGATACCACCCGGAGATCCCGAGCCTGCCCCTTCGCCGGGTCCGCTTCACTCGCGTGTCGTGCGACAAGGGCATCCTGATCGCCCAGTACCAGCGGAACCGCTTCAACTTCCCGCCGCCGCCGAGCGGCGTCGAGGCGACCTACAGGTCCGGGTACGAGGCCATCGAGCTTTTCAAGAGCCAGTTCGTCGGGACCAGCGAGACGCCCGTCTTCGACGAGTACGGTCTCCCTGCTGGCGACATTCTCAGTGGGCCGGAGCAGCTTCGCATCCCCACTGAGCGGCCCGTGAGCGTCGAGCGTCGTGTCCCGGTGGTCAACCTGTTCGTGGCCTCCCAGATCAACTTCCTGCCCGTCGGCATCGCCAATGCGTTCGGTCGGCTGAACGAGACTGCCGTGACGATCGCGGGCGAGACCTGGGCTCCAGGCGTGGTACGTTTCGACGGATTCGAGATGGACACCGTGGTCACCTACACGCTTGGTGGCGATGTCGGTGAGATCACCTACCAGCTTCAGTACGCCTGGACTCTCCGAAACGGCGGCCATGTCCAGCAAGTCCCCAGGTGGTTCACTGATCCTGAGGGAGACCCGCCGGATCCTCGCTGGGAGATCAAGACCGAGGCGGCAGCCCCGCTGATCAACTTCAACGCCCTCCCCTGGTTCAATCAGATATGAGGGACTTCCCGAGCCTGGCGGCGAGTCCTCAGAAGGTCAACGTCTTCTCGCAGGCGTTCAAGTCGTCGTACGCCTCGCTCGCGTCCCGCGTGGCGGACCTGATTCGCCGCCAGGACGCCATCGAGCGGCGGCTGGTCCGAGAGCGTCCGGGGAGCGGCGGGGGCGGCACAGGGGCTGGAGCGACGATTGCGGCGGTGATCATCTCGGCTGAGGAGATCGAGCCGACCAGGTGGCTCTACGGCTGGATCGAGGTTGAGCTTGTCGGGGACTCGAACGTCTTCACGCCCAAGCGTGACGGCATCGTGTCCACCGAGTACGGCCAGGCCCTGAACATGTACGAGGCCCTGAACCAGGCTCCGGACGGCCCGTTCGGCTACGGCTGGCTCAAACCCGAGGGAACGACGCTGGACTTCCAGAGGATCCCGAACGGCTACCCGGTGGCGATCCATTTTACGTCTACCCCGTTGGTCATGCCCGAGGCCTCAGAAGATCCGATTCAGGGGATCGACAACGACACAGCGAAGCCCAGGCCGTTTTTCATGGCTCCGAACCCGATCGTGATTGGATGCGAGCCATGACGGTCGAGCTTCTGACAGCGAGGAAATGCTGCTGCGACGATGACGGCGGTGGTGGTCCAGGCCCAGGAGACCCAACGGATCCCGAGCCGTGCCCTCAGCCTCCTTGCGGCGCATTTTCTTGTACCAGCCCTGTCTGCCCGTCAGCAAGGCTTGTTGATCTTTCGGGAATCTCCCTTGATTTTGACGCATATTGGACGATGCGAAACACGCAGGGGAACAACACGATCGAGTTCAACATCGGGGGGCTGGTTGCATCCAAGAACGATTTTCAATGGGTTGGTCAATTCAATGACCTTGTTGTAGCAACCTGTGATCCGATTGGCAGATACAGATACGTCAACGAGAATCCACAGAATCCGTGGCCCGCACAATTCACGAATCCTGACGACTACCCGGTCTGCGGAACTCTTGCTGACAATGCAACAGCAAGCTGGATGAGAGATCCGGCTTCGATGCCGTCTCCGGATTTCCCTGCAACCGAAGGCTCTCAATATCTCGGCAACTGGACCAGCGCAGGCTATGAAGCCGAGAACTCGCTTCCAATTGGATATCCGAACCCGTACATCGAGGGTTGGTACAGCGATCAGATGTTTCGTGAAATTGATCGCGTTGAAGCCTACTACAGCGTGCAGCAGTTGAGCGGGTGCTACTACATACTTCAGACAGTTGAAGCGTATTTGTGGTTCTGGGCTCGCGGCAAAATTCTTGGATACACAGGCAACCCGGATGATCTTGTCGCCGGGTGTCTCACCGGTGCAACAAGGGTGTTTTTCAGAAACACGCGACCGGTGTATTGTTTTTCCAATTCTGCCGGAATCTGCTACCCAGCACCTGGCGAGTACGGCGAAGGTCAAAATGGATTTGGCGTCCCCGTTGGAGTGACTGGAACTTCGTTTGCCACTGTGACATTTGACGGAGTTCTTGCCATACCAAATGGTCCTACAGGCGGAAGTTGGAGTCCGTCTGGTCTTTCCTGTGACATCATCACAGTCTCTTGAGTCACGACATGAACGGTTGCCGCTGGTACAGAAATTCAGAATGCAGACTGCACAGATACGGGAGTCGGCCAAGCCCTGGAGTGTGCAATTACTGCGAGTCCAAGAACTACAACCGCATCCTCGGGCTTGGTGATCTGGTTCGGCTTGCACTGTCTTCTGTGCCGAAGTTCAAGAAGATGAAGTCAGGCTGTGGCTGTCAGGGCCGACAGAACTTCTTGAACAAGTACGTCCCACTGAGGATCACGAAGCGATGAGCGAGACGATCAACCTGACGTATTCCGGCGACTACGCGAATCTGCCGCTTCGTGAGGCCGACTACGACTCTGTCTCGGTGGTCGTGGCCGCCAAGTCGTTCGGGGCAGCAGTGGCCGAGCTTCGGTGGAGTTCTCAGTCATACGACCCGAACGACATCGACGAGCAGGAATGGTTCTCATTTTCTCCACCGATGACCTTTGGCGACTCCCTTCGCGGGAGGAGAAACATCGACATTCTTGGCGCAAAGGCTCTGCGTCTTGTCGTATGCTGCCCGGACGGAACTGCCGACGCTGCCGCCGGTGTCTTCTACTATCCTCTCCAGAGACGATGAGATGCCTACCAGCAAGGGTACATCCAACGGCACATCCATCGTCGAAATGGTCCCGTACGAGGCGGGTTCGTTCCTGGGCGTGACGATTTCGAGCAACGGCCTCGACAAGAAGAAGTTCTCGATCTTCATCAGAACCAGGAACGTGACTGTTGCCGACACCTACTTGATCAGGGAATACAACCTGAATGTCGGCGAGACCTACCTGTACGAGCCGCCTGGAGGAATCATCGAGCTTGCCACGAACCAGTCGATCGTGATCAACCTGGCCGTGAACGTGGCCCCGAATCCCGAACTTTCATGGGTAGCCTTGTGGGAATAGTTGGTACAATGAGCCAGCCAGTTCAGAAAGTCCAATTCTGGGGTCCGAAGGAGTATTCTGCGGTGGCGTCCATCGCAGTCATCGTGGTTGGTGGCGTGGCGTGGCTTCAGTCCATAGCCAGCCAGGTGAATCAGATCAGCACAGCAGTGCAGCCGATCATCCAGATGACATCGGACCACGAACGCAGGCTCACAGTGGTCGAAGACAGATCCGAGGAATGGAAACAGGTAGGGCCACGACTGTCTGCGCTGGAGCAGCAGATGGCCCGGCAGACAGCGATCCTTGAGCAGCTACTGGTCAGGATTGACGACTTCAAGGGGCAGCCGTGACCTACTACGAGTTCACCACCGAAGCCTCGGCACTGGCGGCTGATGCCGCGATCGTGACCAACGTGGCCGTCTGGCTGGCCGCCACCAATCCTGAGCGGCTTGAGCCGTCCGGGCCTGCCCTGCGTGGCCTGCGGGCTTCGGACGGACAGGTCGTCACCAGTGGCGGGCTGACCACGCGATGGGCCGTGCCCCGGATGACGGCGGCAGGGACATGGGTGATCCCCGTGCCGACCGCCGAGAAGGTCGATCCCATGCCTCTGGACGATGTGATCGCTGGCATCTCTGCTCCGACCGTCGAAGATCCGGAATGGCCTGCTGATCCCGGCGAGTACGGGGAGGGCGGCGGCTGATGGCACTCTGGACCCCGGCACAGCTTGGCTCGGCTCTGGCCCTGTGGCTCGACGCAGACGATGCGTCCACGATCACGCTGAACGGCACGGATGTCGCAGAGTGGGCGGACAAGAGCGGCAACGGCAACCATGTCATCAACGCCACGGCGGCGACTCAGCCCGCATACCTCGCTACCGGGTGGAACGGCAAGCCGACGGTCAGTTTCACGCTAGCGGGACAAGAGTTCTTGTTCAAGGCTGGCGTGTCGAACTTCGCTGCAAATAATGACTTCACTATCGCCTCCGCGTTTGAGTTTTTTCAAACCGACAACGCTTGGGACATGATTGCGGGCTGGCGGTCTGCTCCGAACTCCAGTACCTCGCCAAATGGCGGCGTGCCGATTCTTCAGGGGATGTCACGCAATCAACAAATTGGATACCACAACACGGATCTAGCTGACACTCGCATCGCAGTTTTTGTCACGACTCGTCCCGGCAAGAAGATTGCCACAATCAGTCGTTCTGGCGGCACAAACGGAGACGGCGGTGCGGCAACAGTGACCAGCACGGGATTCAGCGAGTCCACTTACATCACCAACGGCACGCAGGGGTTTTCCAGCGCGGCGGCTACGGGGTTTCAGGTTGGCGGCAGGCAGCAAAGTGGCACGGGATGGGGCGACAAATACATTTCCGAAGTGGTGGGTTGCAACGTCAAGCTGCCCGACTACGAGCGGGAAAAGCTGGAAGGCTATCTCGCCCACAAGTGGGGTGTTGCCAACGATCTGCCTGCGGCCCACCCGTACAAGTCCGCCGCGCCGACCGTCGATGATCCCGCCGCCGTCAGCGACTGGACCCCGGCTGACATCACCGGGCTGTGGTCGTGGCACGACTGGTCCACCGACAACTACCGCATCAACGACAACAAGGGCAGCGTCAGCGGCTGGCAGGACCGATCGTCCAACAACCACGACCTGACGTTGCAGACGATCAGCCTCGGTTCGGCGGACATGGTCGCCACCACGATCAACGGCGTGCAGGCGTACGGCTCGACCAACGGCCAGCAGGGCTGGACCGTGTCGAAGCTCTCGACCGAACTCGACACGGACTTCCTGCTCGTCGGCATGGTGGCGAAGATGCCCGCCAGCGGAACCAACGACTTCTTCGTCTCGGCCCGCGACGACGCCGGGATTGCGTGGCAGATCAGCAACCCGAACTCGTCCATCCTGACGGCGGGGATCGCCGGGACCGGCACGTTTCCGTCGTACACGATCGGCACGGGCAACGCCTTCATCCTCGTCGTCCGGTACGACCTGCGTGTGAGCGGCACGGCCCCTCTCGCCACGCCGGGCTTCATGGTGAAGTCGCGGCTCAACGGCGACCTGACCGACGATCGTGACGCCAACACGATCACCAGCTACGCGCCGTCGAACGTGCGAGTCGGCATCGGCTGCCAGCCTGCCGCGCCGAACATCGTGTCGTGCCCGGTCAACGCTGCCTTCGGCGAGGTCGTCATCGCATCGCGGAACACCGAGTTCACGGTCGCGGACGCGCAACGGCTTGAAGGCTACCTCGCGTGGAAGTGGGGTGGCCTGTGAGCATGGAGTTCGTCCGAAGCCTGCCGTACGACCACCCGTTCCGGTGGGATGCGACTCCGGTCGGCGGGTCGAAGCTGTGGCGTCCTGACGAGCTTGGGGCCGATCTGGCTCTGTGGCTCGACGCCGAGGACGCGTCCACCATCACGCTGAATGGCTCGGACGTTTCGCAGTGGGACGATAAGTCGGGGAACGGGAACCACGCAGCGCAAGCAGTCGCAGCAAGCCAGCCTGCACGGGTTACTAATGGCATCCAGTTTGACGG